TAGGCTTGATGTTTGTTTATTGTAAGCCTCAGTAAATTCCGGTCTTGTTGCCGTGACTAAAGTAATAGCTTCGTGTTTAATAACGTATGATTTGGTTATATCAGCAGTAAAAAGAAATTGTTGTAGCCCTATACCCTTTTCATTAGCAACTAAAGTTAGTGGTGTATTAACTTTAATAGCTTTTTCGTCGTCAGCGTCGACCCTGCCCACTAGTTCTTCACCAGATTTTAATTTAATTGTAACGACGTCACCTATTTTATAACTATTTTCAATTAACATTATGTATCGTTTCTTCCTAAATCACAGTCTTCGTAATATTGTTGGAGTTCTTTAAATCCTCCAACATATTTACCGTGTAAGATAATTTGGGGTGCAGACTTTGGTTGTGGTTGTCCATTTAGCTTAAATTCTTCAAAAAGTCTTTCTACTGTTATATCTTTTCCAATTACTATTTCTTTATAAGGAATTCGGGTTTCATCTAATAATGCTTTTGCTTTAACACAATAAGGACAATCAGGTTTACTATAAATTACCGAGCTCATAGTTTAAAGTCTTTTAATGTGTCTTCGTGTATATCATGTTTTATTCCACCGATGATATAGCTTTCAATTTCTGTTTCCTGCGGAGCCACTTGCATACCAGAACTTGATAACCAATGTTGTGTCCATGGTAAAGGATTAGTATTTAAAGGACGGTCAGGAAAGAGTTGATCATATCCTAATGCTCTTAATCTACGATTGGCAATATACTCAACGTAAGCGTGTAATAGATTTATATTCAAACCGATAATAGAGCCATCTTTAAATAGATAGTTAGTCCATGCTTTTTCTTCTTCTACACAAACACGCCACATCTCATAAACTTCTTTTTCACATTCTTGAGCAACCTTTTTCATTTCCGGATCGTCTTCACCTCTCATCCAATGTTTAAGAACGTGACTTGTAAGATTTAAATGTGTTGCTTCGTCTCTAGCAATTAATGAAATAATTTTAGCAGACCCTTCCATCATTTTTAATTCACCAAATGCAAATGTACAAGCAAACGATACATAAAAACGTAGTCCTTCTAACATATTAACATTCATCATTGCTAGATATAATTTCTTTTTAACATCACGCAACTTGCCTTTTTTATTATGAAAATAAAGATTTGCTGTATTTGTAAAGTCGTCATAGTGTTTAGTAACTGTAACGGCTCTTTTTAAAATTTCTTTATCATCTAAAATTTTATCTAATATTTCTGATGGGTTTGCATAGATGTTCTTCATAATGTGTGTATAAGAACGAGAATGAATTGTTTCGAAGAAGTCCCAAGTAACAATACAACCTTCAAGTTCAGGTAATGATACATAAGGCAAGAAAGCCAATGCTGGTCCTCTACCTTGTACACTATCTAATAGTGTTTGGTATTTTAAGTTAGAAGTAAAGATATGTTTTTGTTCTGGACGAAACTGTGCGTAATCTGATCTATCTTTTTGTAATGATACTTCTTCAGGTCGCCAAAAGTATCCTAACATTGTTTGATTTAATTTATCAAACTCTGGATACCTAAAAACATCATAGCGTTGTGTGTTTTGGTCTTCACCAAAAAACATATATTGTTTTGTGTAATCGACTTTTTCTCTATTGAATACTGTTTTACCCATTCCGTCCGTAATCCATAATCAGCGTCTTATATGACGCAGGTGTCACATTCTTCTTCTTCTGTTTTCTTTGGTGTTGTAATATCTACTTGAGGTTCAAATGAATTGGGTGTGCTTTCAGATCTAACTTCAATAATTTCCTTTTCGCCTTCATCAACTTTAAGATCATATGTATTTTGGTAGTAAGAAGTTTTCCAACCTAATTTATATGTCATTAGCATATCTTGAATCATTACACTCATTGGCACTTCGTTGTTATCAAAGTGTGTTGGATTGTAACTCCAGTTACCGCTAATAGCTTGATCAAAGAATTTTTGCATAACAGCAACAATATTAATGTAGCCTTCGTTGCTAGGCATATCCCATAACAAAGTATAGTGATTTCTTAATGCCTGATACTGTGGAACAATCTGCTTAAGAGGCCCTTTTTTGCTTTTCTTAATGGACAGGTATCCTCTAGGTGGTTCGATTCCATTTGTTGCATTCGACACAATGGAACTGCTTTCTGATGGCATTTGTGCGGACAGAGTGGAATGCCGTAAGCCGTGTTTCTTAATATCTCTGCGTAAATTATCCCAATCATATTTTAATGTAATATTGCAAACTTCGTCGAGATCCTTTTTGTAATGATCTATTGGCAGGAGTCCTTCTGCGTATTTAGTGCGGTTGAAGTGCTCACACTGGCCTTTTTCGATTGCAAGATGATTAGACGCAGACAATAGATAATATTGAAATGCTTCAGTTAATTCGTGTACTTTTGTTAATGCTTTTTTATCGCTATATTTTACTTGATTCTTAGCTAGGTAGTGTGCTAATCCTATATAGCCAACACCTAAAGATCGTCTAGCTTTCGTGCTTATTTCAGCCGCTTTTACAGGATAGCGTTGATAATCAATAATTTCATCTAGTGATCTAACAGCTAATTCACATAAGTTTTCTAGTTCTTCTAGTTGGTTAATTTTTCCTACATTAATTGCAGATAGTATGCATAATGCTATCTCACCATTAGGGTCATCAATGTGTTGTAATGGAACAGTTGGTAATGTAATTTCTTGGCATAAGTTGCTCATGTAGATAGTATCTTTAAATGAGCTATGTGTATTACAATGATCAACGTTCATTATGTAAATGCGTCCAGTCTCAGCTCTCTCTTTGATTAGAGAAGAGAAAAGGCCCATAGCAGGTACCTTACGTTTTCTTAGAGAAGTTTTCCTTTCGTACTTCTCATATAGTTCTTGGAATAACTCTTGGTCGGCAAAAAATGCGTCATATAAATCTGGTACATCTTGTGGAGAAAATAAAGTAATGTCTTCGCTCTTTAATAAACGCTCATACATTAGTTTATTAATTTGAACTGAGTAGTCTAATTTGCGTACACGATTATCTTCTGTTCCTTTATTATTTTTTAATACAAGTATGTCTTCAATTTCTAAATGCCAAATAGGGAAATGTGTTGTAGCACTTCCTCCACGTACTCCATTTTGAGTACAGCATCTTACAGTTGATTCGAATTTTTTTAGAAAAGGAATCACTCCTGTGTGTGCAACTTCACCACCTCTTATTTTGGAATTAATTGCTCTTATTCTTCCTGCGTTAATTCCTATGCCGGCTCTTTGTGCAGTATATCTACCAATCGACATATCACTAGCGAAAATGCTATCAAGGGTATCGTCACTATCAACAAGAACGCACGAAGCAAATTGCCGAACAGGTGTACGGACGCCGGCCATGACTGGCGTTGGGATATTGATTTTAAAAAGTGAGGTCGCATCATAGTATCTCCTTACATAATTTAATCGACTTTTTTCTGGATATTCAGCAAACAGAGTTGCCGCAATCATCATGTACATCATTTGTGGAGACTCAAAAATTTCTCCACTACTTCTATCTTGACAAAGATACTTGTCAACAATTTGTCTTAGTCCTGCGTAAGTAAAATTTTCATCTCGTTGATGTTTAATATATTTGTTTAGTATTTTTATTTCATCTAAAGAATACTTTTCCAAAATAGCAGGATCATAAACTTTACGTTTAATATTTGTATCAATCATTTCTTGTAACGTAATTGGTTTGAAATGACCAAATGCTTCTTTATAAACTGGATACAGTAATAATCTTGCGGCGGCGTACTGATAATTTGGTATGTCTAGGGAAATTAAATCATTCGCGGACTTTATTAAAATTTCTTGTATTTCGTTCGTACTCATTCCATCATAGAATTGAATATTTGCATTCATTTCAATTTGTGATGCACTAACATTTGCAAGGCCTTCACAAGCCTCTTCTACTACAAAATGAATTTTATCTATGTTTAATGGAACTAGTCGGCCGTCTCGTTTTCGTATTTGTATCCCCACGCCGTTTGACATTCTTAATATACTCCTTGTACTTTTTCTTGTCGTTTTGGTAAATGATATTGTATTTATTGTAACCGTGGCATCTTATAAATTCGTTGTGATATAATTACTGTGGGTAATTCAGCTTTTTGAATAACTCCGTTGTAATTATAGCACAATATTTTATCATCGACGTGTAATGGGTATAATATTTCTTCATTTACCTTGTCTATACTGATATGTATCTCAAAATCAAAATCCTTAAACCTGTCGGTTAACTGTAGCGTGTAACAACTAGCGAGTGTTAAAGTAAAATTACAGTACCTATTAACCTCTAATAGTTCCCATGGATCAGGCCAATTTGCTTGGTCCCATGGATTAGAACTTAATTTGCACCGTTTCTTAGTGTTATAATAGTTTATTACGTCTTCGAAAGGGTTAATACTAGTTTCAAGTTCGTTTCTAAAGTTTTGCCAACGACTTAATTTAATCTCATATTCTTCATGCAACACTATGACTTATACTTTACCTTGAATAATAAGCTGGCTGTATCAGCACTTGTTAAGTTTACTAACTCAATAACTATTGTGTCAGCTACTGTATCGCCATCTTCATCAGTAACAACTGCTCTAAACTTGACATTGTTTTCATAAATGGTACCACCCAGATATGAATGATCATCTGTTAACGTTGCTTCGCCAGTTGAACGGTTAATTAAAATTTCTAATGTGCCTTGTCTTACGGCATCTATAGCCGTTGATCTATAAATGTAGTCAACATAAACAGTTCGATCGGACTCACCTGGCGCTCTAAGAACCCTAACATATGAAGTTTGTTGAACAACATTTATGCT